TTTTAACTTCCTCTTTCATGACTGAAAGAAACGCCGTCAAGGCAGCGCTGGGCACTCCAGGGTCCTCAATCCTGGAGAAAAACCCAGGGACAGTTTCTGTCCCTCTCCCGGATGCTTATAAAGCATCCTTCTTCAAGAAACCTGAAGATTTGACAGACAAGCAGCTGTCACAACGGATTCGTGAGAATCCGATTTTAGACTTATGTCTAAGAATATCAACGTATGACGTTGGTGAGGCAGGAAAAGCCTGCCGAGACCCAGGACGTGGGTCTCCTTTCCGATTATATAAAATGATCGGTCATAAGTTGAAACGTTCAACTTTCTTGAGAATGTATAGATCCTCAAGAGCTCAATATAAATTTATTGAGGAATGTTGGATTGCCAACATGCATACAGTCCTGCTTAATCAGGACTTCAACCCGGTCAGATTTGACCCGGTCCTTTTCCGAGCTATTCGGAAATATAAACTCTGGTTTCTAGAGTTTGCTCTTAAAGGATTCTTTAAGACTCCTCCGGGGAAACCCCGGATGTTAATTCTCATTAATCGTGAGAAACTTCTTAAAGGTCTTAAGAATATTGCAGGTCACCTGCAATGGGCGCTCGGGACCGATATGGTTGACCATAACGACCGTCCGCCAAAAATCCTTTACTGGAAAGGATGGAACCCGGAAACTTCCGAGTTAACCCTCCCATGGTTTGGAGGGCACCTCAAACGTTGGAGGTCCATTCTCCTAGAATCAACTAGGAGAGAGCTCACTGATGCTGAGCTTTCGAATCTATCTCAGATTCGAACTTTTGGCAGGGCATTGCCCTGTCCGACACAAAATATGTGTCGTGTTGCATTTGCTGAGCAAATGGAAATTCTTACAAAAGAATTTAAAACTGAACCTTCAGTTTTGAGAATTGTTTCTCAATTCTCTAGTTTACTTGCCCGTAAACTAAGTGTTTGGGAAATGCCAAACAATACTCATATTTCTGTGAGTACTTCAGGTTGCTTTGAGCGACCTCAGTCCGAATTTGGACTAGCTGGAGAAGTTTCCAGCTGGGTAGATGACTTGTCTCTACCCTTGTCACAAGTTATTGTGACACTTAACCCAATGCTTCCTGGGTTTATTCCCTTAACTTTTGGGGAATTTATAGATCAGTATTATGATCTGTACCGCATCTCTGATGCGTACGGAAATGTCTTATTTCCGAGAACAAAAGGTTTTTACCTTATGAATTTAGAAGAGTTTTCTCTTCTAGACATCCTCTATTCTAATAGAGGAACGACTGCTCGGAAGAAAATTCTTTCCGGTTTCCTTGGTAAGGAATGCAGTCTTCCCCCAGATTTGGGGGATGTAGTCCTACTCATGGCCTCGAACAAGGCCTACGAGCAAGGAGAATATCATTCTGATATTACTGGCTCAGAAGTTGAGCCATCCTTCCGACTTTTAATCGGAAGGACCCAGATGTATCTTTATACATCTGATCAAATGAAAGAACATTTGAATTATATTCCTAGGAACGTTCCTAAGACCTGCCTAACTTGTTTGGCAGAGCCTGGTGCTAAAACCAGGCCGCTTGGAAAGAACCAAGCGTGGTTTACCATGGTAAGCCGAGCCATGAGGTTCATGGCTGAACCCATCCTGGCTAGGGATGGTAGGGCCAGAATTGGCCTTAGGTCCACTAACAAAATGTGGACCTTCCTGAAATTTCTTCAGGATCGGAGTAAAAATTACTCCGAAGCAGTCTGCCAGAGTACAGACTATAAATCAGCAACTGATTTAATACCCTTGGATATTATCCAAGCGCTTTGGGCAGGTTTCCTGTCCGAACTACCCAGAAATCATAAATTCTGGGTATTTGCAGATTTAATTTTCTGCAAAAGAGAACTTTATAAAGCCAAAAAGTTCTGTAACAAGAAAAACAACTTGTTATATCCTGATGGGATTACCAATCAGAGAGGTTCATTCATGGGTGAACCTATGTCTTTTCTAACGTTAACGTTAGAAAATCTCGTCATTGAGGAGATTACATCATATTATCATGATGTAGCACCAGAGAGACTTCTCTGGTCTAAGGCAGATTATCCTGCCTTAGTAGCTGGAGATCCTACAGCTATATGCGGCGATGACGTCGCATCTCTTAGGCACAAAGTGTCTAAGGTTCTTCTTTTTAAGAAGATTTTCACTGCCATGGGATGGCAGGTTTCCTGGAAAAACTTAGTGTCCAGGAGAGTCCTCATATTTTGTGAGGATCACTGTCTCGTTGAGAGACGGAAAGATGGCAATAAAGTCATCTATATAGACGTGATCAAATCACGTCTTCTCACGACAATGGCGCGAGATCACTCCGAAAATCGGAGTAGCATCCTCGGCAAAGGCCGAATGCTTAGTAATCAGTTAGATTACTATGAGAACCGACACTACAAAATTTCGGTTCTGGAGATTTTCCGTCAAATTTTTGACAGAGCTTATGACTACAATGTCATAAAAGGGCAACTTAAGTTGCCCATTTATCTCCCGCCTGCGGCCGGAGGAATCGGATTTCCGATTGTGGAGACAGTAATGCCTCCATTCATGTGGCCTTATATTGGCCACATATTTGACCTCTTGGCTCAAGAGGACTTTAAGGAAAGATATCTTTCCTTTCAAAGACTTTCGTCTTTGAATTGCCGTAATAAACACGGCATATCTTCTCCAGAGAAGATTAATCTCCTTGCTAAGGAGTTGTTGAGCTACAAAAAAAGTAGCCCATTATCTGACGCAGTTTCTGCGTCAGTTATATATGACGATAAATTCGTCATTACCTTGCTGCAAGAACAAGGTATCCGAGTGCCAGACGACCCCTACACAGGGAAGTTTGACTACTCGGCGCTTCAGAACGAAGCGGCTAGAATAGGATTTATCCCATTCTCTTCTCTCAGCGAACAAGTTGAGAGAATCCTTAATTTTAAGGATTTCTTCTCTGATTTCAAAATCAGAGAACAACGAACCTTTAATCGTTGGGTTCGTGACTCCAGAAAATACTGGAGGTCGATTATGACCAAAGGTCAAAAATCGAGACTTGCGACGTTAGGTCGCGAGAAATTCTCCAGCATAGCTAATCTGGAGAAAGCCATAACCAGAGGTTTTTCTGGTTGGATCTTCGTATTTGAAGATAAATTTAACCTAAATTTGGTTAATGCCGGCCCTTCATTAAGGGTCGATTTTGAAACGGGAATCGTTTCACAGAGGAAGATATCTTCCTACTCGACGGGTTACGTCGGGCCACACCGTTAATTGGTGTCTTAACCATATTTTGGTTAACAACTTCTGTGTGGGCTAGAGATTCTCTAGCCGTCAACAAAAGAAGAATGGGAGCCCACCTCAGGGTAATTGTGGGCTTGAAGAAAGAAAGTCTTTC